ATGTTGCCCTTCCCGCGACGAGTTCTTTGTGCGATTGCGTTCGCATCTCTCTCGATTTGGAATAGAAGTCCTTTGAACTTCTCAACAGACCAACGACCATTAGAGTCGATGTCAAGGTCAAACTCACCAGCAGTTGCAGTGTTAGCAGCAGCACCTGGTTCAGCAATCTTGTAGATTGTTCTGATAACTTCTCTGTTGATTTCCGCAAGGATTTCAGTAGAGAGGATGTTTGCGAGTTCGGCCTCGGCATTCAAACCATGAATTGCCTTAAGGTCTTGTGCCAGTTCCAAGGAGTACTCTGCTTTCAGAGCTCTTGACTTGGCGGTTACGGTGACTTTCTCGATTGAGAATGCCATCTGGTTGAATGCTGCATCTCCAGTTCCGGAGAGTGATTCAGCAGCACCAGTGGTCATACCCTGACCGACATCATATGCGGTCGAAGATGCTGAACCAGTTGGGTTCAATGCACCTGGGTTAGATCCTACTTGTGCCTGGGTAGTACCCAAACCAGCATTAGGATCGGTCATCCCACCAGCTAGATTTCTGCCTGCATTCTGTCCAGAGAATGAGGTATCTGCTTCGTCGAAGAATGCCTCGTTGGCGTTTGCCTGTGAGGTGTACTTCGAACGCATTGCGAAGATGAGTCCAGTAGGACCGGACATTGGTTGCACACCTGCGAGGTCATATGCGACCAAGTTAGGCATAGAACGTCTGATCAAGGAGATCAGAACGGGGTCGAAACCTGCAACAGGTGATGCACCTGAACCCGAGAAACCAGCATTGCCAGTTGAGGAGGGATCGGTGTTTACGTTTGGTTGCTCGGACAGGAATGAACCTGACGATGCAAAAGCTTGTTGTTCTCTAAGGAACTTTTCTTGGTTTTCTAACAGGACTGCGGTCACTGCTCTCTTGTGATTGTCATCGATTTTATCGAGACCCTCATGATTGAGGAGAGGTGCCCACTTTTCCTGCAGATGCTCTGATTGGAACATTTGCTGTTACCTAATAAGTTTACGGTTTGATTTTAATGTTAAATTCAGTTGTTTTTGCTAAAAGAACCCAAGGTTCTCATGTATGCAGCCATTGAATCTGATACTGCATTAGCACCAGAGTTGTCTACACCTTCAGAGAGGGTTTCAGTTTTAGCAGTGGAAGACTCTTTCTTAGAGTTGAAATACGACTCTTTGAGTGTTTCCAGTTTGCCACGATATTGTTCTTCACTTTCAAACTCTACACTTTCGGAAAGTGAGGCGAGCTTCTCTTTCTGAGTAGACGCTAGTCCTTCAGAAACTTGATCCAAGACACTATCAGCAACCGACTCTGCGAGACGGCCATTGAGGGTGATATTCTTTTCGATCTGCTCGTTGAGTTTTGTCTCCATATCATCAAGTTTTTCTACCATGCTTTCCAGCACATCATATTTATCTTCAGGAATAGTTACATAATGTTCTTCAAAAAGACCCTTCATTCCAGCAAGGAATGATTCAGTCATTTCGGTCTTAAGACCAGCTTCAACTGCGAGTGAGTTCTCTTCAAACCACTCGTCAGAAACATACTCAAGATAGGAATCAACTCTTTCTGCGAGTGATTCTTTAGCAGCAACAACTTCTTCTGCAAATTTCTCTGCATTTTCTGCTTCTAATTGCTCTCTAATTTGAGCAACCTTCGCATTAATTGCTGCTTCAAAGATTGTACGTGCTTTTTCTTGGAACTCCTCGGAGAGTTCTTCACCAGCGATGAGAGCATCGATGTCCTCTTGAACATCATACTCAGCAACAACCTCATCAGTAGTTACTTCTTCTTCAGAAACAACTTCATCTTCGGTAGTTTCTGCTTCGGCAACAACTTCATCAGTAGTTGCTTCTCCTTCTTCGATGGTTTCTTCAGAGGAAACTTCTTCCTCTTCCTTCATGCCCTTCATGGCATCAGCAGATTTTGCACCTTTGTTTACAACATCCTTAACTTGCTTAAGGCTGCCACCTGGAGTTTTCAACTTTGCTGAATCGTCATCCACCTTATAATTTTCTGGTGTAGGACCACCCAAATCTTCATAGGAGGCAGGTGTGCCACCAGTAGTAAGTTTGGGCATAGGATCAGCAGCTGATGCTCCAGCATTAACAGCGGTGCGGGATTGCTGTGTCTTTACTTCCATTTCTTGTAAATTCTTGCCACTAGACATTAGAACTCTCCGTGTTTTTCCGTATTAAAACTATATTTATTTATAAAACTAAAGATTAGATAAGAAGTTATTCCATAACTCTATCTTATGTTCTTCTAATTTTTTCTGATATACTAAATTGTTAATAGTATTTTTAGTCTGTTCTGCATACTTCTCACGGAGAAGTCCACCGTCCCAAACCCACTCTTTTCCTTCCATAATCCCTTCAACAAAAGCATCTGGGGCAGATGGATCAGCAACAATATCAGCAGCAGTTGCCAACATAAAATCGTCACCGACAATGTTAACACCCTCACGGGTTTGCTTTAATGAACCAATACCTCTGGAAGAAACACCAAGTTTTACTCCATCTTCAACTAAAGCAGAAGCAATCTTACCCATTGGGGTACTCAAAATTTTTGCTTTACCAATGAAGTTCGAACCACTTTCTTTAAGTGATACGATCTTGTGAGAAACTCTGTCGAGGTTTACAGTAGGACCATCGGGATGTCCAAGTTCTCCAAGTGCTCTACCTGACTGAACATTTGATTCATTATAACGAGAAACTTCCTTGCGGAGGGTTTCCATCGGATACATACGACCATTGCGGTTCTTAATGTTACCCTGAAGGAAAACTCCCTCAATATATAATGATTTCTTGCCAGACTTAGTAGTCTCTACAAGATACTTAACTGATTCTATTTCTTCTCTAATAAGTTTCATTAGGATGCTCCTCCGCTTGATTGTACTTGTTGATAGTGAACTACTCCTGTTCCGTCACCAAATGCGGCAACCATAAAGGAACCTCTCAATTCTGCATGTCCAATCACATTTGTATGTGCATACCCAACACCATAATCATGATCTACAACAATTCTTGTGCTATAGAATCCATTAACACCAGCACTAGAATCAACAGAGGAAACAATCTTATGAGTAAAATTAAGATAATTTTGTCCTGTAACAGATAATGTAACAGCATCTCCTGCTTCAAAAGGAGATCCAGTTCCCTCAGCAAAATCAATAAGAGTTGTTGTTCCCGTAGTTGAAACCCCTACAACTTTATTTGATTGTACTGATCCTAAGGAAATAACTTCAGACTCACCTGCATGTACATAATAATTTGTTGCTGCTGCTGTTGGAAGAGTTCCAATAGCAATATGACAACCTGCACCTTTTGCTACAACTCTCAAAGAGTCTGATTGCTGAAGTGTTGTGTTGACACCTCTTTTATTGGTCGCACTAGCAATAGCAAAAGAGGAATTTACTCCTACCGGTTTATGTCCCATTATCCTTTAAAGTTCATTTATAATAGTTATTTATAAATTAGACACCATCTGTAGTTTCTGGTGCTTCGTCTTCAATTTGATTCTCTCCAGAAAAAGTGGAATCTGCCACTAAAGGACGGAATGCGTCTACTCTTTCTGCAGATTTTGCATAAAGAACATCTTTAATAGCATCACTAATTTGAGATGGTGACTCATCAGCAATAATCATATCTAAAAGGTCATCCATTTTTAATTGTATAGTAAACGACTAGGTATATTTATATCTCACCACCCTTTGGCATTTCTATAGGTTCTGCAGAAGATGCATCAATCTCAGGTTCCATTTGAGGTTTTCCTAAATCCATACTTGCTGCATCTAAAGGTTGTCCTGTTTGTGGATCAACTGGAATATTAGGATCTAGGATTACACCGTCTTTAATTTCTTTTTCAATTAACTTATCTTGCTCAATAATGTCCATATCAGTTTGACGTAAAATCTTACGCCTTACATAATCTTGTGAATAGTACTTACCAACATATGGTTCTGCAGTTGCAACAAGAGCAAGTCTCTCATTCATTAATTCTGCTTCTTTCAGTTCAGAGAAGTGGTTATCATAGAGGAAGTCATACTGAATATGCTCACTCATTGACTCCCAATCTTCAGGAGTAATTATATTTTTCAGGAGTAATTGGGTCTTCAGCATGTCATTAAACATGTTGGAAAATCTTTTCCTCAAACGTCCAACAAACTTAGTAAATTTGAGTTCATCCCTTAGGATCTCAGAAGATCTCCCCAAGTTAAACCCACCTTCTCCATCCATTCGTGATGGTGGGACGTTAAGTGAACGGTAGAGTTTCTTTTTAAAATACTCAATATCAGTGATTTCACCCAAGTTTTGTCCGCCAGGGAGAGTGGTGATTTCAGTTCCTCTTCCACCCTCACGCCTGGGAAGCCAGAAGTCCTCAAGCATTGCCATGTATTTTTTGTCATCACGAATCTCTCCTGTGTTTGCATCATATACAAGTTTGTTGCGATAACGCATCATAACGTCACGCAGATATTGTTCTGCCTTTTGCTTAGGAAGATTGCCAACATCAATGTAGAAAATTCTACGTTCTGGTGCTCTTGATAGTCTATAGATAACAAGACTATCCTCAATCATGCGAAGTTGATTGAGTGACTTAATTGCTTTGTGTAGATATGAAAGTGTTGATCCCTTATTTCTATCTACTAATCCAGATGTACAATAAGAAATTGCATCCCTTGCAATTTTAATTCCTTGACTTGCACTGGATTGCATGGTATTTCCACCATATCCAGTCTTAGGATTATAGATAAAATATTCTTCAATCTCTGGGAAATCATAATCCATAGGATTATCATTTCTAACATTTACTAATTGATTATTTCTACCATCATTTGGTTTTTTCTTTTGCTGGCGAATATAACGCATTTTCATTGCGTCAATATACCTCAACTCTTGAATTCCGTCTTCAGGTTTCTTTAAGTCAATAATTTTATGATAATAAATTCTTCCGTCAATATACCAATTTCTATAAATTTCATGTGCCTTCTTGTCAAAATCAAGAAGGTCAAGGATATATTTAAACTCTTTACGAATTATATTTTTAATACCGTCACTAGCATTAAGATTTGAAAGTTCAATCTCTACGGGACTATCATTACTATCAGATACAATTGCTTCATTTACAATATCTTCAATTGCACTATCTGCTTCAGGATGAAGAGACATTTCACGATATCGTTTGATTAAATCAAACTCAGTTCTAAAAACGCCTTCAATATCGACATGAGTACCAAAAAAACCACTACTCGCATAGTGGTCATTCCCGTCCTCATTGTTGGGAGGAACGGGACTGACTGCACTAGGAGATAGTGGTTCTGTGTCCTCAATAGAGAACCCAAATAATTTGGATGCCATTATTACAAGTTAACTTTAGTCTGATCTATTTATAGATCAATCAGCAGTGCTATCTGGGGACCAATACTGAACTTGGAATTCTACTGTGAATTCTTCGATAGTATCAGCTGTGTCATATGACACGTCAATAGCAGAAATGTTCGTTGGAAAAAGTCCATAGAACTTGTATTTTTTAGCGGTCTCAAGACCATCACCAGATACTCCACCCGTATTAGATGGAGCTCTTTTGAATTGTTTGACAACAGCATCAACTTGATAATCTGCTGGATTGAGCAGACCAGATCCATCAGCATATTGTGCAATCTGTTGCATCCATCCTTCCATAGAAGTACGGATAGTAAAGTCATTATCATTAATGACTGTAACAGTCCAAGTATCAAAGGTTCTGTCTCCAGCAACTTTGAAAATTCTACCTCTAAAAGGAACGTCAATCGATGCTACGTTTGACGCAGGCAGTTGTGCTGCCTTACATAGAATAGAGAAATTATCTGAACTATACCCATTGTCACCAGATCCAGGGAAAGTTGTTAAGTCTACTTGGAATAGATTAGGGCGGGCACCGCCCCCAATCAGAGTTGATTTGATTTTTTCGATAGAGTGTGGCATTTTTTAATCCTCCTTTTGTTATTTAGATAATGCTATCAAACTCTGCCAACCACTTCTTCAAAACTAACACCAGTACGGGTAGCAACGAAGGTAAGTGTTACATAGTTAATTGACTTAGCAGGCTTCAGGAAGATGTCTGCTCTAAACTCATTATTATCGATGACATCGGGAGTGTTATTTGTGCTGTCACAAACAACCATAAATCCAAAAAGTCCTCTCTTTGCTTGGATATCACGAAGATAAGGTTCTACGATGTTTTTAAAGTTTGCTCTAGTTAACTCATCGTTCAGTTCGAAGAGTTGAGCTTGTGCTGCTCTCTCTAATGCTTGTTCCACTGTGAGGAACAAACGACGAACATTGATTCTGTCGAATGCAGAAGCATATCCGAGTGCAGTCTTATCACCAAAGAGAAGTGTTCCAATACCAGGTGTGGTAACGAAAGAGTTAACTCTTGCGGGATACAAACGATCTCTTTGTGCTTTATTGGGGTTATATGCTAGTTTAACTGCATTATTAATAACACCACGTTGCTGACCAGCAGGTGAGAACCAAGGATATGCAACAATTGATGTGCGAGTCATGAGACCAGCAATATCAGCATTCGTTGGGATGTAACGGAATTCATTGTTAAATCTATCATACTGATACTTATATCCACTATCAAACGTCGCGTAGGACGAAGAAGAAAGTGAACTGAAGTATTTGATTAGATTTTCTGTCTGGGTGTTGGTATTAGTAATATTAACTAAGTTTCCTCTGTGAGGACCAACTGTTGCCATACAATCTTTTCTGTCATTTGCAAGAGAAATCAGATAGTTTGCTTTTGCTTGCGATTCTGATTCATTTGCACAACCTGGACCCATGATCAGATAGTCAACTTCAATTTCATCTTTATTACCAAAGAGTCCATATGAAGTGATGAGGTTTGAAAGTTCTGCTTTCATTCCACCAGTTGCGGAATAGTCAACACCACCACCAAAGGTATATGTAACATTTCCAATTCCAGCAAATGTTACATCTTGGGCATCTTGTCCCCAGAGTCCATCTGAAGTTGTGATTTGTGTGAAATCTGCAGAGAATCCAGTTGCTCTAGGAGTTGTTCCAAAGAAGGCATCCGTTTGCTGAGAAGGATTATAACCAGCATAGATGTTAGCAGAGAAGTCTGCAAGATAATCTTTATAGAAGATTCTCTGAGGAGCATTTACATTAGAGATTGCATCTCCTGCCTTGGACAGGTTAGCATGTTTCTCAAGAATATTACCTTTAATGCCAGTAACAGATCCTGTGTCATCAACAACGACAACATGAATTCCATCGTTCTTACCGTTTCTGTCGGTTACATAAACATTGGAAACAGGTCTTGGAGCAATAGATCTCCAGAAAGTTGTTGCGTTTGTAAGACCCAGAGTTTGCTGCTCATACCAGTCAACTGCTGTAGTTGGGGTATAAACTGCAGAGGCAGCTCCAAGTCCTGTGCTATTAACACCGGCATTATTAACAAAGTGAAGTGCTGTACCTGTTCCAAATGCTCTTGTGTCGGAAGCTTCTTGATAAGTAATTGCAGTTTCTGTTGCACCACCACCAACTGTTTCTACACGAGAAACAATTTTAATATCAATCGTACTTTCGCCACCACTAGCATCTGTATTAAGACCAACGATTATGCCCTTCAGGAATCCAGTGAATCCAGAAGTACTTCCAGTTCCAGGAATTACTGCATTGTCTAATGATGCTGTTACACCAAATCCAATAGTTGCTCCAGCAAAACCAAGAGCAGTTGTTGCAACACCAACTCTTTGGTCAGCAAAGTCGTCAATTGTGCAAACTTTTAATCCATTACCCCAAGTTCCGGGGTTTTTTGCAGCATAAGTAAAATTGGTTGCTCCAGTATAGAAACCAACATAATCATCATAGTTCTTTATTTTAAGACTGGTAGTTGATGCAATACCAACACCTGCATTAGCATTGTTGAGGTTAGCATCATCTGTTCTTACTACCTTAAGGACTCCTCCATATGAAAGATATGAAGATGCACTCATCCAGTATTCATACTGTGAGTCGGTTGACAGAGGCTTACCAAAAGTATTGATAAGATTTTGTTCTGTAGAAATATCAATTGGGTCGTCAATTGGTCCAATTTTGAAAGGTCCAGCAATTGCACCAATGTTGTCTAAGACATTATCAGCTCTTCCTACTGTTAGGTCAACCTCCCTGACTAGTACGCCAGGAGATAATTGAGGAGTCGCCATGTTTTGATTCTCCGTGATCTCAGTTTAGAAATATTTATTAAAAAGATACTTTTCATAGGGGAAACATGACGTGAATTACCAATCTGGATACTCACAATTACTAACTTTAGGTTTTTTTGTTTCTATTATTCTTTTTATTGTACACTCTTTACACTCATACGAATATGATGAGGCAACCGGACCTCTATCTTTTCTAGTTCTATAAAAACTCTCTACAAGATTTTTTAGTTGTCCACAGGATCTACATTTTCTATCTTGTAGTAAAAGGTGACCAAGTTTTATTTGACCATCTAAATCCATTAACGATAGTCCCACATGTATGACATATCACCATATTCGCCAACAGAAGCATTAGACCAACGATCACCTTGAGCATCAACAAAACTATCTTCACCTAATCCATCATTTAAAAATCCAAATGGTGCCATGTCTTGTTCAATTTGATTTTTTTGCTCTTCATATAATCTTTTACGAACATCCTGGTCTGTCAATTCTTTAAAATAGTCCATTTGGACTAACCAAGCATAAATGACAAGGCACATAGCAAGGTCATCATTACAACCCTCTTCTGCCTCAAATGAGTTGTGTTTTGAGATAAAGGTAGTCAGTTCGGAGATAATCTCATAGTCATTGAAGATAAGTTTATCCTCTTCAATAAGAGTCTTGAGATTAAGTGATCCAACTTTTTTTACAGTCTTGGACATCTTAACACCCAATTGAGTTTTCTTACCAGAAAATCCTTGACCAACAATCTGCCCCGCTCTACCTCTCATAGAGCACATAAGAAGGTTTTGATATTCTAAATCATACTGAAGAATACTTGCAACTTGATCTCCAATATCATTTACTTCACATAATATGAATGCACTATTATAATTCCTTGCTACTTCATATATGACATTAGGAAACAACATTGGTTTGATGTCATTATTTCTAAATTTACAAACAATTTTGTGAGGAAATTCAGTAATATCAACAACTACAAAGGCGGAATAATCTTCTCCAACTCCCCTTGCAACGTCAACTGTCATCACATAATCATGATTCTCTTCTGGTGATTGATATACATCTAATCCGGCATTTGTTTGAATAGGATTATTATAGACAAAGGTTCTTAATTTACTTGGAGCAATCAATGTATTAACAGATCCTAAAAACTCACATTCAAACTCAACTTTAAATTGTGCTTCTGAAGTGTTTGCTATAGTGGTTGATTTCCATTCTTCATCCCTACCAGGAACTTCGGACCAATGCACATCTGTTGGTATATATTCATTACTTCCATTTTCCGCATCGTGCCACATGCGGTAGAAGTGATTCATACCATGTGGGGTAGATACAATAATTACTTTGGTGTTTTTACCAGAAGTAATAGTAGGATAAACAGATGCAAAGAACGAGTCTGCAACATGGTTTGGAACGAATGCAAATTCGTCGAGGAAGAGGATATTGAAC